GGGATAGTGCGATTAGTAAGGCGTTGGCGTATTTTGCCAGTTTTCTGAGTAATCCAGCAGCGTCCAGTGAGTTTATTGATGCCGATGAGGATACTTATTTGCCCAGCAAGCTGGTTAACCGTAAATCCTTAATAGAGAAATTTTAATATGTTTGTAATTGATGATGCCATCACCGCAGGTAGTAATCTGATTACTACGATAACCAACAAAATCGCCCCCGATGCAAACATTGAGGTGCAAGGCAAGATTACGGCGGCACTGACTGAAATGCACAATGAATACGCCATTATTCTTGCTCAGATTGACGTTAATAAAGTTGAAGCATCCAATCCCAGTGTATTTGTCTCAGGCTGGCGACCTGCTATTGGATGGATTTGTGGCGGCGGCTTGGCGTATGTCTCAATTATCGAGCCATTAGCCCGTTTTATCGCCGTGGTTATTTTCGCCTATACAGGTACTTTTCCAGTTATTAGTACAGAAATTACCCTCCAGATTTTGCTGGGAATGCTAGGGTTAAGCGGTCTTCGGTCTTTTGATAAAAAAGCAGGGTCATCAAAATGAAAAACCCGTTGACTTGGTTTATCGAAGCCTTAAAAGACCCCTTACCTCAGCCGATGCGTGAAGCCTATTCAGCGGCTGGAAAGATGATTGACAATGATGATGCCGATTGGCGACCCTTAAGCGGTGACGCGCTGCGTGATTTGTTGCCGATGAATCAACGCCGTATGCAGGACATCGCGGCGTATTTATGGGAATCGAACACGCTGGCAAATCGCTTGATTGAATTGCCAATCGCCTACATTTTAGCTGATGGCGTGAAGTTGAAAGCCGATGATGAAATTATTCAGAAGTTGCTTAATGACTTCTGGAATCATCCTGTCAACTTGATGGCCATTAAGCTGGTTAAGAAAGTCCGTGAATTGTCGATGTACGGCGAACAGTGCTATCCCACCTTTGTGAACCAATACTCAGGTGCGGTGCGCTTAGGTTATCTTGATCCGTGCTTGATTGGTACGGTGGTGGTTGATCCTGATAACGCAGAGCAACCGATTGGTATCATCACCGTATTGACTAAAAAAGGCGTGTCGAAACGCTATAAAATCATAGTCAATGGGGCTGAGGAGGAGATGTTCACCCAGCGTACTATTGAAATCCGTGACACCTTTACTGATGGCGACTGCTTCTATTTTAAAATTAATGATTTAGCCAGTGGTCGTCGTGGACGGTCTGATTTGCTCTCGCAGTTTGACTGGCTAGATTCTTACGATCAGTTCCTATTCGGTGAATTGGATAGAATCCAGTTTTTACGCGCCTTCATGTGGGACGTGACGCTGACAGGCGCAAATCAAGATGAAGTCGATAAAAAAGCCAAGTCGATACGCCCACCTAAACCGGGGGCAGTACGCGTACATAATGAGGCTGAAACGTGGAAAGCGGAAAGCCCCCGCATTGAATCTGCGGATACTGATACCAGCGCGGCGTTGTTTAGAAATCATGTCCTAGGTGGTTCGACTATCCCAGAACATTGGTTCGGTGGCGGGGGTGATGTCAATCGCTCTACGGGTGAAAGCATGGGTGATCCGACGTTTAAAGTGATGAGCTTGCGACAAGCCTATATCGGCTATATGCTGGCTGAAATGGGTCGTTATGTGATTCGGCAATGGGAAATGGCGCACACGGGCAAAGAACCTGATTTAACAGAAGATGTCTATGATTTTGTGGTGCAGTTCCCAGAAATGGTGGCGAAAGACACCACACGCTATGCGGCGGCGTTACAGCAAGTCACGCAGGCGGTGAGCTTAGCGGTAGCCGATAAGCTGCTGACGGTTAAGACAGGCATACAGGTGATTGAGTCGATTGCAGGGCAGTTAGGCGTGAAGTTTGATGCTGAAAAAGAATTGGCGGCGATTGGTGAACAGCCTGAAACTGTCCAGACGACTGGACAGGGTTTGGACTCCAAAGGCACAAACCAAGGTTTGGACTCCATCGGTTCAAACAACGGTCGGAGTTCAAACCTTGGTTTGAATGCTAAGCCTCGCAAGATGACAGAAGCGGTTAAAGCCGCGCCTGTGTTTACCGCTGACCAACAAATTATTGAAGACGGCGTTGCCGATGTGTTGAGTCGCGTGGAGTCCCCCATAGACCCTGAAATAATTATTGAGGCGTTAAAAGGTGCGCGAGATTTTGACGATTTAACGGATAGATTGGCGGTGTTATTGGGTAGCGATTCCAGCGAGTTTGAGCAGTATTTATCAGAGGCGATGGCTAAGGCGGACGTGTTAGGGTTTGTTCATGCCTCCGATTAGTCTCAATTTTAATCTACCATTCGATGAAGCCATTGCACAAATGGCGAGTCGTGGCGTGGTGTTGCCTGATATTTATTACAGGCAGTTGCGAGGTATTCATAAGCAATTAGCGTTTTCCATTGCCAATGTTGCCAAGTTAGATCAATTGCAATTAGTGCTGGATTCGCTCGCTAACCATTTAAAAACGGGCGGTACGTTTGCATCATGGCAAAAGCACGTTGATGTTAAAGCCTTAGGCTTGCCTAAACATCGGCTAGACAATATCTTTCGTACCAATATCCAGCAAGCCTATAACCACGGGCATTGGCAACACGCTGTTGCCAATAAAAGCACCCACGGCTATTTGCTGTATGACGCAATTAATGATTCACGCACCCGCCCAACACACAAAGCCAATGATGGCATTATCCGCAAGATTGATGATCCGATATGGCGGCGTATTTGGTTTTCTCGGAGCGTGTACCGTTGTCGGTGTCGTTTAATTTCATTGACTGAAAAGCAAGCCATAGCGCGTTCAGGTGAACAGCAAGGCATTTATAAGACCGCTACTGAAGACCCGTTGCGTGATAAGGCGTGGGATGCTGTTGATGTAATGAATGCTGATGTGATGGGCTTTGGTGTGGAGCGAGCGATTGTTAAACGCTTAGCAGATAGCCAGAATCCTGTGTTAAAGCAAGCCTTTGTTAAGGCTATTGCCGTCGGTGAAGCTCAGCAACTGGCATTGAATTATGGCGTTAAAGAAGCCAATTATGCAGGTATGCTGGATATAGCGAATGAAGCGAATATTGTATTGTCTGAGTTTAAACAGCGTGGCTTGCCGATTCCTGATAATGTTAAGGTTGATGAAAATCAGTTTTTAGCATGGGAAAGCCAATTAAACAAAGACCTTAGCAAAACACCTGCCGCGTTTACTTTTAGCCAGAAATCAGGACAAACCTATTTGTTTATTAAGCCGTCTGACTCCTATTGGGTAGAGGCGGCTAAAACTGCAAAAATAGAATATGATACTGGCTATTGGTCAAGCGAATCGCCTCATCATGCTATGCTTCATGAGCTAGGACATAATGCGCATTATTTGCAGGCGCAGGACAAATACATAGGCTATCGTTCAACTGCGCTGACCGCAAGCCAATCTATAATAGCGGCTAAGGTGAGTAAGTATGCGCTGGAATCTCAAGGCGAATTTGTTGCAGAAACATTTGTGTTGATAATGCAAGGCGGGAAAGTGGATGATGATGTACTTGAACTTTATCAATTGTTAGAAGGAAAATTATTATGATTCATACGCATGATGTTAATTGCTTAGGGTGCAAGCATTATCTCAGCGACCGACGTTGCAAGGCTTTTCCTACAGAAATACCTAATGATTTATGGGCAGGTAAAGACCTGCATAGAGAACCTGTTAAGGGGGACAATGGCTTTCAATATGAAAGCTCTATGGTTTATATACCGCCTTTTGATGATTAGTCATGACCAACCTAACCATCACCATCGACAGCGCACAAGTCGCGTAGGGTACGCTGTGCGTACCATGATAGCTATGTTCACCAAAAGGTACGCATAGCGTACCCTACAAGACTATACAAACAGCTAAAAGGCTATAAACCATGATATTTAAAATAGACGATAGATGTAAGTTTTGCGTGCATTACTCAGGCAATAGAACCTGCAAAGCGTTTTTAGAAAAAATACCTGATGATTTTTGGAGTGGAAAAGTTGTTCATGATTTGCCTGTTGAGGGTGATAACGGTTATCTTTTTGAGCTGGATGTGTTTGGATTAGTCGCGTTATGAGTTTATTTGTCGATTGTAGACTCATCCGTTTTTATCGGGTCGATAAGGGCAGGAATAAGGGAATCGTGCTAGTGTTTGGGGCATTTCCTGCGAGAATCCTCAAACATCGTGGTTGGAATAATCCTATTTATCAGCGGCTAATGGTGCAAGCAGAAATTGATATGGTTCAGCAGTGTAGGCGATTGGTAAGCTATCGCTACGAAGATATTGAATCTTTGTTAATTGATGAATTGAATACCTTAGGAAATGGCAAAGATTTTGAAGTTGAAAGCCGTGTGCTTTGTGGGTTGTATGAGACCACATTAGAGGCTGTTTTTAAGCACGCGGAGCAATGCAGTGACTAACCTAACCATCACCATCGACAGCGCACAAGTCGATGCAATGCTAAGCCATTTGCAGGGCAGGCTAGACCATCTACAGCCTGCCCTGAACGCCATTGGTCACACCATCAATGAAAATATCCGTCTCACCTTTCGGGACTTACAAACGCCTGAGGGTGTGGCATGGAAACCGTTATCACCTGTCACAGTCTCACGGCGGCGTAACCGTAGCAGTGTGCCGTTAAATGACACGGGTGTATTGCGTAACTCCATTGCTTATCAAATGACTGGGCAGGCGGTGGAGATAGGCACGAACGCACCGCAAGCAGCCATGATGAACTTCGGCGGCACAAAAGCACAATTCAGTCATTTGTGGGGCGATATTCCAGCGCGGGAGTTCATGCCCATGCAACACTTACCTGTGACATGGGAGCAGGATGTGATTGAGATTATTGAAAGCCATCTGGGAATTATCAGGTAAAAGGCGTGTATATTTTATACCTTTGGTTGCCCTTTAAAAACTAACAAAATAAATAGGTTATATTAAGCAGTTTTTTCATTGGTAAAAACAGAAAAACTACTTAAACTATTCATACGTTTAATTTTTTTGATTTAGCGTACTGTTCACTGCCGCACAGGCAGCTTAGAAAACATCAATCACATCCTGCTCCCACATTACGGGGTTCACTGCCGCACAGGCAGCTTAGAAAATGACAGTTCCAGTGTGTGAAAAGATGGCTAAATTCACTGCCGCACAGGCAGCTTTTGTCTCGCTCCAGATTTTCGCTTTGGAGCGATTCTTTTAATATATCCATGTGATGTATCGCTTTTTGATTTTATACCCCGTTAAACCCCCGTTAAACTTCGCACAAAGCAATTGTTTAACTGCTTTTTCTTGTTACTCATTCCGTTATTCATTATTTAATACCGTAGGACTAAGGACAGTCCTTTATTCAATCGCCTACTGTTTTATGCTTTAGCCACATTTTTAATGACTGGAAAAGCTCATGGCAGAATCCCCCCAAAAAACTACTAAAGCTATTTTAACGCTGGATGATGCTGCCCGTTTGGCAGGTCAAGAAGTCACAAACCTGCTCAGCTTCAAAGACTATGGCGATAGCGTTGTCATTGTCACCGTGGCAGGCGAAAAACTCACGGTGGCTAAAAATGCCAAGTCCTAAGCATTTTATTGAGGCGATTGCCGATGAGGAAGGCAAGACAGGGCTTAAATACACTATCCGTGTCATTCGTGCTGGGCAGTCTGGCAATAACAATTTTTATCCTGATCGTGTGTTGCGTGAATCTGTGTCTTTATTTGATAAGGCGCGGGTGTTTTCTAAGTCAGACGCTGAACATATTAAAGGGCAAGGCAAATCATTTGCGCAATTAATCGGACAGTTATCAGCTCCGCGTTTCATTGAAGGGCAAGGCGTAGACAGTGGCGAAATTCAAGCCACGTTGACGTTATTCGCCTCAGCAGGTGATGTGGTTGCCAAGCTCAAAGAAGCCTACGATAACGGCATGACGGACTTATTCGGCTTTTCCATTGATGCAGACGGTTTGACACAACAGCGCGGCAAGCTCCGTGAAGCCACTAAATTTATCAAAGTCCATTCTGTGGATTTGATTATCGAACCAGGTGCGGGCGGTCAATTGATTAATTTAATTGAAGCCGTAGACCCAGAAGTACAGACGCGATTAATCGCGTCTCTACAAACACAACAACCAGAGGGCAAAACAATGGATCTACTTGAAATTATGTTAGCCGCGATTAAAGCCGCTAATAACGACGTATTACCCGCTGGCTTAGACACGGCGAATAATGAAGCGGTATTGGAGGCGTATAACGCGACACTTGAAAAAAGTGAGGCTGAGCCAGTGAATTACACTGAAGCCTTAGCTGCGTCGAAACTGCCCGCGCCTGTGGTCGAGAAACTGTTAAAACAATTTAAAGCCACGCCTAATTTAACGGCAAGCGCACTGCGTGAAGCGATTGCCGATGAACGGGCAGTGCTGACAAAAATGACAGAATCAGGTCATGTGAAAGGCATGGGCAACACCCGCGTTGAAATGGGCAAAGACCGTTCTGAGAAAGTCACTGCAATGATGGATGACTTTTTTAATCCCGCTAAACGCGCTAAGTCATTCCGTGAATGTTATGTGGAAATGACGGGTGATAGCGGTGTGACAGGTTTGTTGCAAAACTGCGACCCACGACGCTTGCGTGAAGCCTTGGGGGGTGAAGAAGCCTTCCGTGAAGCGATTTCTGCATCTACCTTTGCCAATGTGTTAGGTAATTCGATTGCCCGTGCAATGGTGCGCGACTATCAATCAATGGAAAGCTATAACGATTGGCAGGACTTGGTTGATGTTGTGCCTGTTAATAACTTCCGTACCCAAGAGCGTACTCGCATGGGTGGTTATGGCAATCTACCCGCCGTGGCAGAAAATGCCGCTTATACCGCGTTGACTTCACCCAGTGATGAAAAATCCACTTACGCAGTCACCAAGCGCGGCGGTAAAGAAACCATCTCGATTGAAACCATTGCCAATGATGATGTGTCCGCGATACGCAAAATCCCTCAACGTTTGGCAGTGGCAGCAAAACGCACGCTGTATGAATTCATTCTGGATTTCATGCGCTCGAACCCAACGGTTTACGATACCTCAGTATTATTTCATGCTGTCAATCATGCCAATCTAGGCAGTGCGGCGTTATCAGCGGCGGCTTTTTCAGCGGCGCGGTTAGCGGTGAAGCAACAAGCAGAAGCAGGCAGTGCCAAGAAATTGGGCTTAGTGCTGAAGCATTTGTATGTGCCTGCTGAGCTGGAAGAAATCGCGTTTGATTTGTTTGTCCGCAACACCAATTTAGACGAATCATTTGTGCAGTCGCGCAAGCCTAAGGTTCATGTAGTGGGTTATTGGGCAGACACCAATAACTGGTTTGCCACGGCTGACAAAATGGAAACACCGCTCATTGAGTTGGGTTTTTATAACGGCAATGAAGACCCTGAGTTGTTTGTCCAAGATTTACCGACGCAGGGCAGTCTTTTCAATCAAGACCAAATTGTTTATAAAATTCGTCATATTTATGGCGGCGCGGTGATTGATTATCGTGGGTTTTACGGCGCGATTGTGGCGTAATTAGGCGTAATTAGGCGTGATGTACAGACGCGATTAATCGCGTCTCTACCCTTAAGGGTGATTTATGTTGAGTGATTATCAAGCCTTACTTGCTAGCCTAGTCCGTGATGATGTCGGTGTTGTTACACTCACGGATATTGACACGGCAATCGGCTTAGCCGTTACGCGCTATTCCACTGATTTTCCACTGACAAGCGTGGCAGATTTAGCAAGTAACGGCACTGCTACGTTGTCGTTTCCTGTCGATTGGGCATTGGGCTTTAGTGCAGTGATGGCAATTGAATACCCGCCGAATGCGTTCCCGCCTAGTTTATTGGAGGGAGAGCATTACGCGTGCTATCAAGCCCCCACGGGGGTGATTTTGCGCTTTGACTTTATTCCGACTGAGACCGTGCGAGTCACTTACGGCATGCCCCATACGCTCAGTACGACCGTCGATACGATTAATGCGATGCACCGTGAAGCAGTGACGTGTTGGGCAGCGGCGTGGTGTTGTGACCAACTGGCTTCTTATTATGCCAGTGCCAGTGATAGCACCATTCAAGCGGATCATGTGCAGCGTAATTCGCAATCAGCAGATTATGCCCGTTTAGCGAAAAGCTACCGCGCCCGTTATTTCAGCGGTTTAGCCATAGAAGAAAAAACCTTATCGGCGGCTTCAGCGGTCGTGGATTGGGATTTAAAAACCAGCCTTAATCAAGACCGCTTTACGCACCCAAACAGGAGACGGTGATGCAACAAATTATTCGTGATTGGATTGTTGCGCAACTAAACACCGTACCGAATATCGGTGCGGTGCATTCGTACCAACGCTACGCGGATCGTGAAAAACAGTTAGCCGATTTGTATCAACACAACGGGCGACTGCACGGTTGGTTTGCGCGTCGTGTCTCAGTGGTTGAGCGGCAGTTAGCTTCAGGGTGCAATACTGAGCAGTCAATATGGTTAATTCAAGGTTATTTAGCCATGAATGATGCCACTGCGTCTGAGCTGGAGTTTGATGCCTTGCTTGATGGTATTCGTGAGACGTTTAAAACCGATGGCTTTGATCCGTGGCGAGTGATGGCTAACGGTGAAGAGATTAACTTAATGTACACAGAGCAACCGCTGAAAGAACAAATGGGTTTTGCCGTGCTAGATAGCCAGCCTGTGCTGTTTGCAGGAGTGTTATGCCACAGTGCGCGGTGTCAACTGATTACTAATCGCGTTATTGCTTTTTAAGAGAGGATTTATGAATTTTTTACTTGCTAGATTACTTGAACCCAGCTCGCTATACGGCTTGCTCAATTGCGCCACTGCATTCGGTATATTGAATGTAACAGAGTCACAATCCAGTGCTTTGTCGTTTGCAATAACCTGTTTATTCGGCTTGGGTGCTGCGTCTATTGTTACTCCTGACAAGCGGGGTTAGTCATGAAACTACAAGCACCGCACGGCACAACAGGCGAACTGCATTTAAACGGTCGTTCGTTTGTGATTGATAAAAAAGGGCAGGTTGATGTGCCTGATAATTTAATTGGGCAAAGCGTTTGGCAACAAGGCTATACCGTTGTCCCAGAACCTGAGCCTAACTCCGTTCGTGCTGATCCTGTCGAAGCACGCACTCAAACCAGCAAGGACAAAGTGTAATGAGTAACAAAGATTTTATTTTATTCGGCACGGGGGATGCGATTTTCATTCCTAAACGTGACGCTAACGGTGCGGTGATTGCCGTGCCTACACCTGTGAATTTAGCCTCGTGTACTGATATTGGTATCGAGAAAAAAGGCACGGCGAAAAGTCACGAGGGTAAATTT